TAGGGTGCCAAAATCTACACTTGATTATAGTTTGCAAATCCAGTATAATCAAACTAACTACAGGAGCACCTACTATGGACTACAAAACCATTGCAATCTCCGATGTACACCTAGGTAGTCACGGCTGCAAAGCTAAGCTACTACTCAACTTTTTAAAAAATAATAATTGCGAAACACTGTACTTAGTTGGCGATATTATAGATGCTTGGAAAATACAGCAAAATAAGTGGTACTGGAATCATAGCCATACAGATGTAGTTCGTGAAATATTAAAAAAAGCCAAGCGCGGCACTAAGGTTGTATGGATTGCAGGTAACCATGATGAGTTTTTGCGTCCACTAATACCTTACCAAATTACATTTGGCAGTATAGAAATAGCAAATCAGTGGGTACATGAAGCCATCAACGGAGACAGGTATTTACTAGTACATGGCGACTTATTTGATGGTATTACTAGATTAGCACCTTGGATAAGTTTTTTAGGCGACAAAGCCTATGACGTATTATTAACTATTAACACAAAATATAACTGGTGGCGACACAAACTAGGTTTTGGCTACTGGTCACTATCAAAGTACTTAAAGCATAGAGTTAAACGAGCTATTGATTTTATGTTTCAGTTTGAACTAAATTTAGCTAACTACTGTAATCGTAAGCATTTTGATGGTATAATTTGTGGTCACATACATCGTGCAGAAATTAAAACTATTAATGGTATAGTATATATGAACTGCGGTGATTGGGTCGAGTCCTGCACAGCTTTAGCAGAACTACATAGTGGTAATTGGGAAATTTTAGAGTGGCATAGTATTAAAGATGAAAATAACGTGGACCCTAATCCTCATAGTTGTTAATATTTACGATGCTAGCGACATACCAGGGCGTATACATTTAATACAACCAGATCAACAAACATGCCAACAAGCATTAGCAACAATGACAAGTTGGGTTAAGTTCCCCTGGTTTAAGGTAGAAGGTAAGTGTGAAAAAAATATTAATAATAACTGATAACTTACAAGATCAAGTTAATGGAGTAGTTACTACCTATAAAAATTTAGCAAAAGTAGCCTATAATGATAACTATCTAATTAGTTACATTGATCCTAGTAATTTTTATTATATTAATTGTCCTGGCTATAGTGAAATTAAACTAGCACTACCCACAAATATAGGCAAGTTAATTACTAGTATAGATGCTGACTACTATCACATAGCTACTGAAGGTCCAGTAGGTCTTAGTGCTAGAGGATACCTTACAAGTAAAAATATTAAATATAATACTAGCTATCATACTAGATTTCCTGAAGCTATTAAAACCTTAGCTAATATACCAGAAAGTTTAACTTGGCGTTATATACGCTGGTTTCATAAACATAGTGGTCGTTGTTTAACTACTACTCGAAGTGTTGCTAGTGAATTAGAATCTCATGGTATTGAAAGTGTAGTATGTTGGACGCGTGGCGTTGATACTAGTTTGTTTAACCCTAAACCTCTTAAACCTAAAAATCTAAAAACTCTACTGTGTGTTAGCAGAGTTAGTCGTGAAAAAAACTTAGAAGATTTTTGCAGCTTACAGATTCCAGGTACACGTAAAGTATTAGTAGGAGATGGTCCACACCTAAACTATTTACGACAATACTATCAAGATGTAGAGTATACAGGCATGAAACATGGCAAAGAATTAGCCAGCTACTATCAACAAGCAGACGTATTTGTATTTCCTAGTCGATGGGATACCTTTGGTATAGTTATGTTGGAAGCAATTGCTTGTGGCACACCTATAGCAGCTTATCCTTGCAATGGTCCGCTAGATGTTGTTGAATGTGGTGTCAATGGCTACCTAAATAACAATTTAACTGAAGCAATTAATAGTTGTTTAACCCTAAACCGCGAAACAGTTTATCTTAGTAGTCAACGCTGGACCTGGCAAAATTGCTGGGATATCTTTAAGTCAAACTTAGTGGAGCCAACATGACAACTAATCTATTACCTGCTGAAGTAATTGCTATAAGTCCTGAAGCATTAGAAGTAGCTAATAGCTACTTGCAGGAAAACAGTGCTAAATTAGTTAGTGAAAATTTAGCAGTACCACTTGATCGTGTATGTGAAATACTAGCACGTCCAGAAGTACGTAACTATATAGATCGTGTATTTTTTGATATGGGCTACAACAATAGATTTTTAATGCGACGTGCTATGGACGCGGTAATTAAGCGTAAGTTTGAAGAATTGGAAGAAGCTGGTGTTGGGAGTGGGAAGGACATTGCTGACTTATTACATCTTTCACATAAAATGTCTATGGACTTACTAGATCGTGAAATACAGTTGCAAAAATTAAAAACTGAAACACAGCCACAAAAGCAAGTTAATGTGCAAATCAATGATGATGGTACCAAGTATTCGCAACTAATACAAAAATTAATTAGCGGCGACATATAATAATAATAACAGGAGTTAATATGAAATTTGAACTAGTTAATAGCAGTTTTACTGTTGGGCGTAATAAAAATTATTTAGTAAATACTGCTAGCAAAGTAGTAGCAACATTACCTAGTATTACTGATGTAATGCCTGGTGAAAGCTCTTATTTTGTAGTTACAGGTGGTGGCAGTTTAGAACTAGCTTTACCTAATCAAGTAGTTGTTAATAACAGCTGTGGTGTAGTATCTACTGGTACCAATTGGGTAGTTTACGGACTACCAGAGCGTATAGTAGTAGAGTCAAAGAAAACTTATAAACCAGCAGCAGCAGAAGAGTAAAAATGAATCTAGTATTTTATGGCAGAAAATACCCTATAGAAAATCATGAATATTTATTTGACGTATTACTAAAAGATTATAGTAATATAAATTGTGACTACTTAACAGTAGATAGTTTACCAGATAAGCAGTATGATATAGTAGTTTATAGTTGTAGAGAACCTGATGGTGATATGCACTGGGGAAGATCGCCTAGCTATACTCAAGTAGAAACTTTTGTTAAAATAGCCAAGCCAAAAATAATCTTACAGACTATGGATGAGTGTGCTGCTGAGCATTTAGAAATACATAACTTATTAAGCAATTACTGTAACTTACTATTACGTCATTGTAGGCACGGTTCGCAACTGTATACTTATAATAGTCGTGTAGAAGCTATACCACTAGGTTATGTAAACGGCTTTAAATATTTAAAAGATGTTAAAGAACCTAGTCATCGTAAATATACTTGGGGTTGGGTAGGCCATCTTAAAAACGATCGTGTAGAAATGATCAACCATTTTTGGAGAATCTGGTCTAACATAGTTATAACAGGAGCTAACTTACCAACTAATGAAGTTAGTGAAATATACTGTAATAGTATATTTGTTCCTTGTGGTAGAGGCAATTTTACCTTAGACTGTTGGCGTATTTACGAAGCTGTTATTAGTGGATCTATACCTATAATAGTTGGTAGTCGCCAAGAAATTGAAGATACTTTTACGTTCTTTGGAGAACTACCACCATTCATTTTTAGCGATAACTGGTCAGATGCAGTAAGCTATTGTCAAACTATACAGTTTAAACCAGATGAACTATTAGTAGCACAAACACAAATAATTAATTGGTGGAACAGAACTATGGATAAAATACAGTCTAAGATTAAAATAGCACTAGAATCTGAGTTTGAACCACTACCACTAGAAGCATTTAAAAAATTAGTGCAAAAACCTAGATATGAATAGTTAGGGAACAAACTGTGTTAGTAGTAAGCAGACCAGATATAGATTGTGAACATATCACAGATTATCCAGCTAGTACTAGATTTATTAAACTGCCAATAGAAAACTATCTTAAACTATTAAACTTGTGGGATACTATTAATCGTCCACAAGTTGCACTAATCAATGCAGTTAATGCTCCACAGTACAGATTTATTTGCGCTGCACTTGCTAGACGATTAGGTAAAACTTATATAGCTAATGTAGTAGGTCAACTAGTAACATTAGTACCACAAAGTAATGTACTAATAATATCACCTAACTATAATTTGAGTTCAATAAGTTTTGAGCTACAACGCAGACTAATAAAACATTTTGATCTAGAAGTGCGTCGTGATAATCTTAAAGATCGTGTAATTGAACTAGATAATGGTTCAACTATCAGGATGGGTTCAGTAGGCACTGTTGATTCAACTGTAGGCCGATCATACGATCTAATTATATTTGATGAAGCTGCTTTATCTGACAAAGGTGAAGAAGCTTTTAATGTTGCATTACGTCCTACACTAGATAAACCAAATGCAAAAGCAATTTTTATTAGTACTCCACGTGGTAAACAAAATTGGTTTAGTAGATTTTGGAATCGTGGCTTTGATCAAAACTTTAGTGAGTGGATTTCACTACAAGCAGATTATACAGAAAATACTAGAATGAGTGAGTCAGATGTAGCTGAAGCACGTCGTTCAATGAGTCGTAGCGAGTTTGAACAAGAATATATGGCATCATTTACTAGCTACTTAGGTCAAATCTATGAAGGCTTTTTAGCAGAGCATATCTTAGATGAACTACCAGATAATTTACATGGCGAATGTTTTAGCGGTTGTGATCCAGGTTATAAAGATGCTACGGCTTGGGTTAATATTAAATACGACTATAATACTGATTGCTACTATGTGTTAGAAGACTACTTAGAATCAGAGCGTACTACAGCACAGCATGCTGAGCACTTTAAACAAATGATAGAAAACTGGAATGTAGAAACTGTGTTTATTGATAGCGCAGCAGCTCAATTTAGTGCTGATCTTGCCTACAATTATGATATAGCGACTACACGTGCAAAAAAGGATGTATTAGCTGGTATTGCCTATGTACAAACTATTGTACAGCAAGGCAGATTGCGTGTATTACGTAATTGTAAGCATGTTTTAGAAATGTTAGACCAATATAGGTGGGATGATCGTGAAGGTTTAACACGTGAAAGACCTAAGCATGACAAATATAGTCATATGGCTGATGCTATTAGATATGCTCTTTATACTTTTATAGTTTAGGTACTATAAATTTTGGTTTGACTTTTCTTTGTATAAGTGCTATAATAGTGAAAATTAAAGGAGTATTTGTTGATTACAAGTATAAAAGTTAAATATGGCAATAAATACTAACAAGCGCATACCGGTTAAATGGATTAGAGACAAGGCTAAATCAGCTTACGAAAAACAAGATCACTGTTATATTTGTGGCAGTACTAGTGAATTAGAATTACATCACCTACACAGCATTACCTATCTCTTGGAGGTATGGTCTAAAGCTAAAGGTTATGACATTAGTACTGATGATGGCATACTTAAGGTTCGCGACGAGTTTATTAGTGAGCATCGTGAAGAAATATATGATTTAGTATATACTCTGTGTAATAAGCATCATGTACAACTTCATGGTATATATGGTAAGAGTCCATTACCTAGTAGTGTAACTAAACAACAGCGTTGGATCGAAGTACAGTTAGCTAAGCATAAGAGTGGTGATAATGTTTATCGCGGTAGTAGCCTAACTAGCTCATTTAGTGAGTTTACAGGAGGCTAACGGTGGCATTAGAAAGATTTCGTGGTTGGTTGGTAGAAAAATTAAATCCAGCTCAACCATATATACAAACAGATGAGGGCAGTAGCGTAAGTAGCAGCAGTAGAATAGTTACTTATAGAAATGCTTTTAGACATATAGACAGTGTAAATAGAGCTGTTAATATGGTTATTGCCGCATCTAGTAGTTTAGATTACGACATTAAAGATAAAGTGCATGAAGGTGTTGTAGTAGGTATACGTCAAAAAACACTAAATACCTTACTAAATTTTAGACCAAATCCTTATCAAAGTGCACAAGATTTTAGAAGAGAATTATTTAAAGATTTATTACTAGACGGTAATGCATTTATACATTTTGATGGTACATTTATGTATCACTTACCAGCAGATAATGTTGAAATCTTAACTGATCCAAAAACATTTATTCGTGGTTATAAATATAATGCAAAAGTACTATTTGAAGAAAAAGACGTATTCTATTTCAAAGATGTTAGTAGTACAAGCATTTATCGTGGATCTAGTAGATTAGAAAGCTGTTTAGAAAATATTAACATACTTTATAGTATGCAAGAGTTTCAACAGAAATTTTTCGAAAATGGTACAATATTTGGTTTAGTACTTACTAGCGAAAATACACTGTCTCAGCAAGCTAAAGAAAAAACATTACAATACTGGCAACAACGGTACAATAGTAAAAGCGGTGGTAAACGACCCATTATATTAGATAGTGGATTAAAACCACAAAGATTGTCAGAACAAAATTTTAATGATTTAGATTTTGATCAAGCAATTAAAACACATAATGAACGCATTATTAGTAGCATAGGCGTTCCTCCACTATTATTGCAAGGAGGTAATAATGCTAACATTGCCCCTAATTTACGTTTATTTTACTTGGAAACAGTATTGCCAATTGTTAGGTTATATATATCCGCTATCGAAAGATACTTTGGATATGATGTGGAAGCAATAACTAGCAATGTTAGTGCACTACAACCTGATATAGGCGAATTAGCAAAATATCATAGCACACTAGTAAATGGTGGCATAATAACACCTAATGAAGCTAGAGTAGAATTAAGGTATCCTAAACTTGATGGTCAGGATACTATAAGAATACCTGCTAATATAGCAGGTTCAGCAGCTGATCCATCTCTTGGTGGTAGGCCTAGTACTACAAAGGAGTAATATGAAACAAAAGCTAGATAAATTACTCTATTTAAGCAGTAAGTTTACAGCTAGTACAGAAACTGATGATAGCATTTATATCGAAGGGTATGCTAGCACAGTAGACCGTGATAGACATGGTGATGTAATCCCTATGAAAGCATGGAATGAGGGATTAAGTAATTACCTAAAAAATCCAATTATACTAGCCTATCACAATCACCAAATGCCAATTGGTAAAATGGTTGAGCATAAAGTCACTGATCAAGGATTATGGGTTCGAGCCCAAATACCTAGTGAAGTAGGTGATGTATACAAACTGGTTAAAAAGGGTATCTTAAGTGCATTTAGCGTAGGATTCAGAGTTCGCGATGCGGATTATGATAGCGCTACAGAGTCGTTTTTAATAAAAGAGCTTGAGCTACATGAAATTAGTGTAGTTTCAATACCTGCAAACCAAAACACACTATTTAGTTTAGCTAAGGCATTTGATACTGCCGAAGAATTTGAGTTATTTAAACAGCAATTTGCTCCAAAGGAATCAGCTAAAAAGCTAGATACCCTAATATCAGCAAAAAGCACAACAAATGAGGAATGGGACATGGATCCAAAAGAATTAGAGAAAATGTTAGCAGACGCTGCTACTAAAGCTGCTGAGCAAACTGCTAAAGCTGTGCTAGAGGCACAGACAAAGGCTGCTGAAGATGCACAGCGTAAATTAGCTGAAGAAGAAATGCTACAAGCAAAAATTAAGGCTGCAGTTAGTGCTGCTACTCCAGCTCCAGTTGTACAAACAGTTGATACAGGTGCAGAGCGTTTATTAAGCGATATTGAAAAGCGCTTAGAAGATCAAGCTAGCGAGCATAGAACAGCCCTAGAAGGCTTAGAGGCTGCTATTCGTGAAAAAGCTAAAGAGCTAGAAGCACTACAAAATAAAAGTGGCGAACTAGAAGCACTACAGCGTAGTCGCATGCAGTTCAGCGAGCCAAGCGCCCCAGAAATTAGTCACGCAGACAAAGAAAAAGCTGTTCTAATCAGCAAAATCTTACGTAGACCAATGAATGATACCAAATTCGGTAAGCAATTACTAGAAAAAGCTGCTGCCAGCTTTGGTGCTAGTGCACGTGGTCCAGTTGGTACTACAAATATGCAAGAACTGTGGGAAACAGAGATTAGCACAACACTAGAGAGCGAAATGCGCCGCCAATTAGTTGTAGCCGGTGCAATGCCTAGTACAGCTATGAGTAATCCAGTTATGCGTATTCCAGTAAATCCAGATACTGGCGATAATGCTGATTGGGTTATTGGAGCCGGAGCTAGTGAAAAATTAGTGTATGGTACAAGTGCTAGTAGTGGTACAGCTCGTACACATGCACTAAAAGAAGTTGTACTAACAGCTTATAAACTAGCTACAAAAGAGTACATCGCCTTTGAAGAAGATGAAGATAGCTTAATTCCAGTACTGCCACTAGTACGTGATGCTCTAAGCCGTCGTATGGCTAAAGCATTAGATAAAGCTATGCTTATTGGTGCAGCAGGTGCAAGTGATCCTATTAAAGGTATCGCTACTTATGATCCTACAGGCGTTGCAGCACGTGGAATAGATATTAGTGCTGCTGAAAAACTAACAGTTGCTAAAGTTATGGCTGCTCGCAAAGCACTAGATGCCTGGGGCTTAAATCCAAGCGAATTAGTGATTTTTGTTAGCACACAGGGCTACTATGAGCTATTAGAAGATACAAACTTCTTAACAATTGATAAAGCTGGTCCAAATGCTACACTATTTACAGGTCAGATTGGTAGTGTTGGTAATACACCAGTATTAGTAAGTCCTACAATTCCAACAGCTACTCCAGCTGTTAATGAATTAGCCGCAGTAATTGTTAATCCACGTAACTTCCTAGTAGGAACACATCGTGGTATGCGCCTAGATAGCGACGATGAAGTCGTAAATCAACGTAGTGTATTAGTTGCTAGCTTACGTATTGGTATGACACAACTATCAACTGTTGATGGTAATGGTGTAGCCTGCGTTCGTTACGTAGCTTAATTTTTAAGTTTAGGCAGGATTCGAAAGAGTCCTGTCTCTAAAAACTATTTAGATAGTTTTTAGAGACATTCGGAGAAGCATACTATGGCTGTTAACTTAATTACAAAATCAGAATGTAAAGCTTATTTAGGAATTACTAGCAGTAATAGAGATGCAGAAATAGATTTATTAATACCTAAAGTAAGTAAATTAGTACAAACTTATTGTCGTAGAGGCATAACGGAGTATTCTAGTTCAACTGTATATACACAATATAGTGATGGTGGCGTTAACAAAATAATATTACAAGAAACTCCAGTTTTAAATATTATTTCATTTAGTAAAAGTACAGACTATGGAGTCAATTATACTAATCTTGTAAATGGAACAGATTGGGTACTTGGTAATGATGCATGTATTTATGCAATAGATACTAATAAATATTTTTTACCATATCTTAATGGATATAAAATAGAATATTTTGGTGGATATGAAGAACTGCCAGAGGATCTAAAATTAGCAGTGCTTGATCTTGTAGAATACTATATGAAAAATAATACTGCTGTACATGTTAACAGAGATGTTACACCTAATGTAACACAAATACAATATGTTGCCACAAGTAATTTTCCGGCACATATTAAACGCGTACTTGATCAGTATGTAGCGGATTATACATAATGGCCATAGAGAATTTTAGTAGAGCTATTAAAGCTAATATTTTTAATGACTGGTTAAATAATTTAGAAAAAGATTTAAGTCAAAAAACTATTATACGTAATAAAACTAGTATTTTTCGTGCTAGAGAACAAACAGCAGCAAAAACAAGTTTTTACCTAACAGCAAAAACTTTAAAAGATATGATACACACTATAGGTGGTATCGAAATTAGTGATCAAGAAGCGAATGCCCATTTAGACGCTTTATTACAGCGTAATCCAAAAGATAACAAGTCACCCATAGCTACTGAAGTATCAATTCCTGGAACAAATCAAAGAGCTGTATTTTACGGAAATATTGGTTTTGAAACCATTAGTGAAAAAATAAAAAATATACTGTATCAATATGAAGAAGTAGAAGCTAATTTATCCTTGGCAGAAGAACAGTACTATCAAGCCGAAGAAGCGGATATTAGGCAAAAATATGTTAAATTAAAAAAATCTTTAGCTAAATTATCTCCTAAACAGGAACAAGAAGAATTAAAAAAATTAGCTAAACAAGAACAAGATGAATTAGATAGAGCAGAGAAGCGAGCTAGATTAGAGGGTGGATTAGGTAGTTTCTTTAATAAAGGCCATGTAGTATCAGTAGCTACTAATTTAGTTAAAAGATTTAGAAATCAAGTTAATGAAGCAGAATCAGAACTTGGAGACCTAAGAGCTGATATCATAAAAATACTAGATCAATATATTACTAGATTAGAACAAGATGATTTACAAACCGCAAATTTACCAGACGCTATTAACCAAGAGTTTTATGCTCAGTATGTGCAAAATCCTAACTATTACTTAGTAGAGTTTCAGGCAAAGAAAACTAATATAGATAGTGGCAGAGCTAGTAAAGATTTAATTAATGAATTACGAAGTATATTTGGTGTAGATGCAAGTATTAGTACTATAGAAAATATACTTAAAAAAGGTGGAAATAAATTAGGTTTAGAGTTATTAACCACACCTGGTAGTTCTAGCGAATTAGATATAATAGTTGAAGGAATATTGTCTCCTTTTCCTGGTAGAAAAAAACCAAAAACTAAAACTAGTCCTCGTATAAAAGTTGCACAACATACAATAAAAATAAAAAAACCTAATAATAAACCAGCTATAGCAAGTTTAAAGAAATTAAAATCTAAGTTAGCTGCAGTTAAATCTATTCCAGATAGTAAACAATTTGTAATTGATAAAAAATTAAACCCGTCTATTGAAAATATTATACCAATAGATAATATAATAACTCTACAAAAATTGTTAGACGCTAATCTGGTTCAAACTATAAAACAAAACATGGGTAGCGGCAACAGACGAGACATACTTAACCTACGCAGCGGCAGATTTGCAGAAAGTGTACGCGTAGACAATATAAGTCAAAGTCGTCAGGGAATGATAACTGCTTTTTATACCTACATGCGCAATCCATATGCAACATTTAGTCAAGGTGGACGTCAACAAAATCCACGCAGCAGAGACCCTAAACTGTTAATAACTAATTCAATTAGACAACTGGCCCAACAAATAACTCAACAACGATTGCGAGCGGTACTAGTATGACAAAACGTACACAAATAGTTCAAGCGCTGGCTGAGAAAATTAAGTTAGAGATTAATGGGTCCAGCCCTTATCAAACTAACCTGCAAAATCAGTGTTTTGCAAAATTAAAATTTTGGGATGAAGTAAATGATTTTCCTAGTGTATACATAACACCAGGCACAGAAACTCGTGACTACCAGCTTAGTGATTTTGCTTGGGGCATGTTAAATGTATGTGTCAAAGTTTATTGTAAAAGCGAAGACAATCCACAAGAACAACTAGAAATATTATTGGGTGATCTTGAAACTTGCATAGATGCAAACAGATCACTTTCATATGATAATAGCAATCCTTGCTATGCAACAACAGAAATCTTAGTAACTTCAATTACTACAGATGAGGGATTATTAGCTCCATATGCAGTTGGTGAGATCAACTTACAAGTTCGTTATCCGATCATGTAAGCAACTATGCTAAATTACTAATTACAGATAAATATCTTGTACTAGTAATAAGCAATATTAAAAAAGGAACGAGATATGAGTACTTCTTGCGGTTTTAATTTAATTCGTAACGCGCGTATGTTCTTTACAACTAATGTAGATAGTTGTAGTGGAGCAGTATTAACAGACGGTTTTACAGCAGCTAATACTAAAGAAATCCAAGTATTAGATGGCTTAAGTTTTAGTCAAGCTACAAGTAGCGAAACTGTAACACTTAATGAAGCCGGTGATAGTCCTAGTCGTGGTCAACGTAGCTTTAACACAGCACTAGAGCCAGTAGAGCTAACCTTTAGCACCTATATGCGTCCCTACTATACTGAAAATACTACTACTAGCGGCTTTGATACAGACGACTATGTAGCAGCTGAAGAAGACGTATTATGGAATGCATTTGCGGCTGGTAAAGATAATGGTGCAAATGAGTTAATTGGTAATCCAATAGCCTTTAATGCTAGTAAACCAGCAGCTGGAACAGCCGGTCATTCAAGTGCTTGGACAGCTTACTATGGCGATGATACTCCACTTGTAGAACCAAAAAGCGTCGTAGGCTTTGATTTTAGTGGTAAAAATCAAATGGTAAACTTTGGTGTAATTATTACACTAGATAGTACCGCTTATATTATTGATAACTGCGTACTAGATCAAGCAAGTATTGATTTTGGACTAGACGCAATTAGCACAATTGCTTGGACAGCTCGTGGTAGTAGACTACGTAGCGTAAACTTATTTGCAAGTCAAGCTAGTGGTGGCGTAGTAACATTTACTGGCAATTACTTAACAGGCCCATCACCTTCCGTACCTCAAAGTTATTCAAACGTTGTAGTAAACGCTACAACAGATATACTTAGTTTAGCTAGTGTAGATGGAAATCATACTGGCTTACGCGTTGGTATGCCAGTAGCAGTTACTAATTCTGTATCTACTACACCACTTAGTGGTATTGATAGAGTAACACCATTACAGACTATAAGTATTGCTACTGATACATTTACTGTTGATACTCCTACACCTACTTTAGCAAATAATAATAGAATTATATTAAAAGTTGCTTTAACCAATAGTACACCAGCAAACAATATCGAAGTTGATACTATTGTTTATGTTAGAGATGTTGCTACTGTTGGTGGTACACAAACTTTTAAAATTGCCAAAACATCTGGTGGTACTGCTGTTACTGGAATAACTAATACAACGTTTACTAATGGCGATCTTGAACTATTAACAGCAGTAACAAATATAACTGTTACTACTACATCTGATACATTTCAAATCGCTGCTACTCCTACACCTGCTTTAGCAAATAATGATAAATTTAGATTAACTGTTAGTCCAAATGGTGGCTTAACAGCACCAGGCGATCTTTTTGTTAGATCGGTAGCGACAAGTGGTGGTGCACAAACATTTAAACTTAGTACAGTAACAGGAAGTGATGTTAATATTATCACGGCACGATTAATAGAAAATAAAACCTATTATGTTGTTAGTAAGCCCGCCGAGAATTCACTAAAATTATCAGAATCACCAGGTGGATCAAGTATTAATCTTACTGCAACAGGTACCTGTACTATAACTTATAATAAAGATGTAACAGCAGATGTAGCTAAAGCCAAAGTAACTACAGCACCTTTCCTAGCTAACAAACTAAGCGTAGTTACACTACAAAAAGGTATTACTGGTGGTGGTAAGAGCTATAGCTTAGCACTTACAGGTGGTAATATTACACTAAGTAATAATGTTACGTACTTAACACCAGCTAACCTAGGTACAGTAAATCAACCATTTACTTACTTTACTGGTACTCGTGCAATTAGTGGCAGTTTAAATTGTTACTTAAAGACTGGCTCAGCTAATAGCGCAGGCTTATTAGAAGATATGTTAGCAACTAGTACTACTGATGTAGAACCAGCATATAAACTAAAGATTAGTATGGGTAACCCAGATACAGCTGGCAAGGTCAGAGTAGTTCTAGATCTACCAGCAGCTGTGTTAACAATTCCTGCTATTAACACTGAACAAGTAGTTAGCTCAACAGTTAACTTTACTGCTCAAGGTTATGACGATGCTAGCGATGTATTCTCAATTTGTGCAAATAACGAAGCAACAATTACTTATTATTCAGCAGTTTGCTAATAAATAAAAACAAAGGGGGCATATTGCCCCCTACCTATAATCCAAAGGAAATTAACTAGATGTCTAATTTATCACTAAAAAACATGCTTGTTCCTAGCAAGGAAGTTACTGTTGAATACCCAGGTATGCCTGGCTTTGAAATTCAAGTAAGTTTTTTATCACGAGAAACCCTACAAAATATTCGCAAAAAAGCGACAAAAACTACATTTAAAAATCGCCAACCTGTAGAAGAACTAAATGATGATTTATTTTTAGAACTTTATGTTAAAGGTTGTATTAAAGGCTGGACTGGTCTAAAGTTTTCGTACTTAGAGCAACTAGCTCCTGTTAATTTAAGTGATGAAGATCCTGATCAAGAACTAGAATATACAGAAGAAAATGCACTCTACTTAATGAAAAGTTCCACAAACTTTGACAGCTTTATCAGTGAAAAAGTCACTGACTTGGGAAACTTTTCCAAGAACAAGTAGACCATGCGGATAAACTTTTAGAAAGTTATTTTCAAAATAGAGATTTAGGTGTTACCAAGGAGTCGTATTATGAAATATGCGAAGCTCTTGGTAGCGAACCTAAAGAGGAAGAAATTCCTGTAGAGTTTGACGATTTGCCTGTAGTCGTTCAACAAGCTATAGAAATTTACGGCTACTTACCAGACCGTTGGGAAGGTATGAGTGGCACATTTATGGGCAAAGATTATTCAATTGTGTTCGAATTGTTTACAACATATGAACTAGAACATAATGTAGAACGCAGGTTATTTTTAAGAATTATGAGTGTTATAGATTCAATACGTAGCAAAATAATTCAAGGAAAACAACAAGCAATAAAAAAGCCTTCTAAATGAAGGCTTTTTTATTGCTTAAGAAATTTATGGTTGCAAATTTTTAAGTGTTGTGCTATAATTAGTGTAAACTTAGAATTATTGCTAGCTATAAAAATTACTAGTAAAATTGATTGTGTGAGGAATAATATGGCATCACAAGACGTATCAATTCGCTTAAAAATGGTTGCTGAAGGCGTAGATCAGCAAGTACAAAATAGTCAGACTATTGCTAATAACTATGCTAGTGCAGCTCTTAGTGCACAACAAATAGGTCGCGCCTCTAGTAGTATGCCGCAAGGTGGTGCGCCACAAGCTCGTCGTGCTGCTCAAGCGGGTGCTATGACTACTAGTGAAAATATTGAATATGGTCGTGCACGTGGCAACATTGGTGGTACCGGTGCTAGTGCTCGTGACTTTGCTAACCAAGCTCAAGGTCTTGGTGGTTTAGTTCGTCTATACGCAACAGTAGCTGCTAATGTATTTGCCGTTACTGCAGCTTTTAATGCGCTTAGTCAAGCCATGGATACTGCTAATATGGTTAAGGGCTTAGATATACTAGGTGCAACCAGTGGTAGATCTCTAGGAACTCTTAGTAAACAGCTAGTAAGTGTTACAGATGGTGCTATTAGTATGCGAGAGGCCATGAGTGCTACAGCTATGAGCAGTAGTGCAGGCATGACTAATCAGCAAATACTTCGTATGGGTCAAGTGGCTAAAACAGCTAGCTTAGCCTTAGGTATTAGTATGCCAGATGCTATTAATAGATTAAGTCGTGGTATTACTAAACTAGAACCAGAACTATTAG